ATTGGATTGAAGAATCTGCTTCAACTTCACAACCATTAGTGTCGTTTAATTCATTTACACCATAAACTGCTGTTGCAACGATTTCGTCTGCTCTAAGACTTGCGTCTCTCTGCGTCTCTATTCGTAAATCTTGCATCATTGCTAGTCCAAGTGCATCAGGGTGAAATACTGCACCTTTAAAATCTCCAGTTGACGCTGGGTCATTTCCTGATGAGTCTGTCATATTTGAAGTTTCAAATATGTTCACTCCAGCGATTTGACCTACTAAACTTGATCTTAAAATCTCATTACCAACACCAGCATTAGGGTTAGCAAAAGTATTTGTAAGACCTGATTTCAAGTCAAATGCTACATTTGGGTGTATTACAGCATTTAAGTTATCTCCAGCAACACCATTTGATCTTAATTTTGCTACTGCTTGGAATATTAATGCCGCAGACATTGCCGTTGACGCTGAACCAACAGTAGTTGAAAAACCACCGAATAGTGCTGTCAAGTCTTTGTCTATTTTTTTTGCAATTGCTTCTCCGAACAATCTACCAATATCTGCCGCAACATTTCTCGGAGACGCATTTCTGCCTAAATCCGTTAATGTTGTCATGATACCATGTTCTGAACAAGTTATTGTTTTACTTGTTGGGTCAATCGCTGTGTTAGATAGATCAGATGCTTCCGATACTGCCGCAGCCGAAACTGCTGAGTATATTGGAACTTCAACTGACTTTCCACCACCAGTTACTGCATAGTTTCTTACAAGTGGTCTCATAATTGATCTCTCACTTGCTACGAATAATGCTTCTGCCACTATCTCTGTGTATAGTTCCGATAGTGTAGAACTTGTGCTTTCG